ATTTGCAAAGTCAGGGTCTTTTGTTGTTATTGTAGTATTTGGAAATATTTTTTTAGTATATGCGTCAAGTTCTGTTCTAATAAGGGGCCAACCTTGTTCTCTAATATCGTCGTTAATAAGATAAAAAGTCCAATAGTATAAAGGAGTTCCATATAATTGTATTGAAACTTGATCTGGTCTGAACCCTTCTTGAATAGTATGAACGTTTAAAAACGTTATATTATTTTTAATCTCATCTATTAAATCAACATATATTGATAAGTTTTGGAATATAACTGTATCAACTTCATCTCCAAATTTATATGTTAAATTTTCAAATTCATTAAAATAAAGCATTAGTAACCCTTTTCTATATCTTGTTGCTCAATAGCTCTGTGCTCAACAAACGCTAATGTTAAATCAGTTTCATTAGCTTTTCCATCATTTTTAAATCCACCACCCGTTGGATTTATTGTGTGAGAAACATTTCTTAAATAACATGGAAGCAACTTAGGTATATTTCTGTTTTCGGAATCTTTAAAATTAAATTTAATCTTAAAAGCATTTGGAAAATTATATCCTAAACTTACATTTGATTCACCACCTACAGGAACTTTAAACGCTCTTGGATACATTTCTTTTCTAAATAGTTTAATTATTTTTTGTATAATTTCACCTTCTTCAGGCGATGTTGGTATCATTTTAAATTGAAATGTAAACTCTCTTACAGTTACGCCGTTAAATAATTTTCTTACATTTGGATTAACTATTATTCTGTTAGCAATGCCAGCTGCGGCTCCTAATCCTTGATTTAAATTCATTCCAGGGATTGCACTTATAAGTTTTGTTGCAGTTAATCTAGCAGTTTCAGATTCAGCAGCTGCTGCTATTTTAACTTGACCAGATAATACAGTATCTAACACAGTTTTTCCAACATCCATCATTTGGCCAACAGCAGCTCTAACCCCATCACCACCTGCTTCAAATGCTGCTAAAGCTGCTCCACCGGTGGCACCTAAATTTGCGTCACCATATTGAACGCCATCAAGAAAAGCTTGAGAAGGTGGAAAATACATAGTTACAATAGGCGCAGTTGTTTTTGGAAAAAATCCTAATTTAAAGTTACTAGAGCTCGCAGTAGTTTTTTTAATATTATTAAATTCAGCTTTTGCATCTTGTTTGGTTTTAAATTCATTAACACCGCTGAAGTCACTAAAATCACCGATGCTATTACTAGAAATACCAGCATAACCTGAATTACTAGCGTCGTCATTAAAAGAAACAGTAGAAGGAGCACCAATATCACTTCCACCGCCACCTATATTACTTGCATTAGGATCGTCTTCAACTTTTGCTTTTGTTGTTTCTTGAGATTGAATATTATCTGTAGTTGTTGTTATATGATTTTTTTGTGATTGACCTGGACTAGCAGTTGTGTATTCTAACACTTGAAATTTTATAGTAGCAGAATATGCTGGATTGCCACTAACGTCTATAGGATATTCTAATCTACTTGCAGTAAGAGCGCTTCTTGATAATGGGCTTTGTAATTTTCCAGATAAAGATTGACCAGTTATATCATCATCTAACCCCATAGAATTAGAATTACCAACACTTTTAATTTCATTGCCTACCCCTGGATTTCCAAAATTCTTCTCTCCTAAAGGACCAGCTTTTTGATTTATAATGCTAAGTTCTGACATATTTAATCCTTATAGATATATTAAAGTATTATTCTTTATTTATAACGGATTTCATGGGATATTCAGGAAGATACCAAGTCAAAAATAAATCAAAATACAAAGGAGATCCATCTTCGGTTGTATATAGATCATTATGGGAAAGAGCTGCATTTGGCTGGTGCGATAGTAACGATAAAGTAAAAGGATGGAGTTCAGAAGAAGTTATCATTCCATACTACTATGACGTTGATAAAAAGTATCACAAATACTATGTTGATTTAAAAATAGTGTTTGAAGAAAAAACGATCTTAGTTGAAATAAAACCAGAAAAAGAAACTGTTCCACCGGTAGGTGCAAAAAAAACTAAAAGATATATTACTGAAGGTCTTACTTATGTAAAAAATATGAATAAGTGGGAAGCTGCAAATGAGTATGCTCAGGATCGTGGATGGGAGTTTCACGTGTGGACTGAAAAAACTTTACAAGAAATGAAATTATTGCATAAGCCAGTTCCTGGAAAACTTAAGAAGTATACTCCAATGAAACCATTTAGAAAAAAGCGTAAGAAAAAGATATAAATAGAATCATGAGTAACTTATTTCAAAAACTAGAACTTGAAGCTTTTCGAAAAGGTATTACACCACGTACAGATGAATCACGTGATTGGTTTCGTAAACGTGTACAAAGTTTAACGAGAGTTAACCGGGAATCTTTAATGAGAGAAGAAGGTGTTAATAAAGTAAATTCACCTTTATTAGGAAGTATGATGATGTTTTTTTATGATCCTAAACTTAAAGATAAACTTCCGTATTACGATACATTTCCTTTAGTAATACCAGTTGAAAAAGCACCAGGTGGTTTTAGAGGTTTAAACTTGCATTATATACCACCGGTTTTACGAGCAAAGTTTTTAGATAGTTTACTTGATTTAGTTAATAACAAAAGTTATAACGAATCAACACGTTTTAATTTAACATATAGATTGCTTAAAGGCGCTGCTAAATTTAAATACTTTCAACCTTGTTTTAAACATTATTTAATGGATCACGTTAAATCTCAGTTTGCACAAGTGCCAGCGCCAGAGTGGGAGATTGTAACTTTTATGCCAACAGCAAGTTGGAAAAAAGCTTCTGCTGGTAGAGTATATTCAGATTCAAGGAAGATAGCAAATGGCTAATACAGTAGACGAATTAAAAGCTTTAGCTAATACTAAATTAGGATTTGCAAGACCAAATAGATTTTTAGTTACAATGCCAACAAGTTTTGGTGGTAGTGGAGGATTATTGAATGGAATTATTGGTCTTCTTACAGGTGGTGGCGGAGGAGCATCAGGCAGAGAATTAAACATATTATGTTCTAATGCACAATTGCCTGCTAAAGTTACTTTAACAAGTGAGAGAAGAATTGGTATGGAATTTCAAAAGGTTGCTTATGGATACGCTGTTGATGATGTAAGTATGACTTTTTATCTTATGAATGATTACGGTGTTAAAGAGTATTTTGATGCTTGGAGAAATACTGCAATTCCGGAAGAAGGTAGTAGTGCTTTTACGAGTAATTACAAGAGTCAGTATGCTAGGACAATTACTATACATCAGCTAAGACAACCACTAGCAGGAATAAGTAAGCAAGTAGGACCTATAAGATTTAACGCAGGAATTGGTGGTGGAACTGTTTATTCAGTTGACCTTCTTGAGGCCTTTCCTATAGCGACAAGTGCAATAGAACTAAATAACGAATTAGATGGTTTAGTTCAATTAACTGTAACATTTGCTTACACTAATTGGAAAAGATCGTCAAATACTCAAGGATTTATTAATATGGACATTGATACACCTCTTGGTGGAATTGATGTATTATAAGGAGTGAAATGAATGGGGTTACCTCAATTACAAAATGATGTACCAAAATATGAAATGACGGTACCATCAACTAAAGAAGTTGTTAAATATCGGCCTTTTTTAGTAAAAGAACAAAAAGTATTACTTGTAGCATTCGAATCAAAAGATTCTAAGCAAATACTAAACTCTATGTTAAGTTGTTTAGAAACTTGTGTACAAGGAATCAATGTAAACAATCTTGCAACATTTGATGTTGATTATATGTTTACACAAGTAAGGTCTAAATCAGTAGGTGAAACTACTCAACTATTACATCCTTGTGAAGAATGTAATGAAGAAAATGAAGTCAAAATAGATTTACAAACTATTGATATTAAAACTAATGATAATTGGGAAATTGAAAAAAATGTTTCTATTACAGATGATATTGTTGTGGAGTTAAAATATCCAACATATCAAGATATTATTAGTAACAATATATTAGGTAAAACAGATGGTTCTATGGCTGAAGTTTTATTCGAATCGATTATGTCATGTCTTTATAGTGTAAAAACTGAAAATGAAAACATTATGGTTAAAGACGAACCAAAGGAAGAGATAGAAAGGTTTATAAATTCATTAACAAATGAGCAATTAGAAAAAATTACATCTTTTGTGGAAAAAATGCCAACATTAACTCATACTGAAAAATATGAATGTAAAAAGTGTAAGCATGAAAATACTATACAACTGAACGGTCTTAATGATTTTTTTTAATTAACCTCTCTCATGAAACCTTGGAGAATTTCTTCAAGACTAATTTTTTGATGATGCAACATTTTAATTATTCTTTAACAGAGTTAGAACAAATGTTACCGTGGGAGAGAGAGGTTTATTTAATATTACTAAATGAGTTTATAGAAGAAAAAGCTAGAAACGAACAAAGGTAAAATAATATGACGACATTAGCACAAGTAAACGATACGCTTTTAGAAGTTTCAAATAACACTAAAGAAACAAGTAAAGGTATAAGCGCGTTTGTTAAATATATTGAAAAACAAAAAGCAAAAGATTTAGAAGCTGAAAGAGAAGCAAAGGCTAATGAAAAGAAAATTGTTAAAGCTGAAGCAAGAGCTAATAATAGTTCTAGTGGTGGTGGGTTTGGGAGTAATTTTAAAGCTGGACTTGCAGGCTTAGGCGCTGGTGGATTATTAGGATTAGGAACTAGAGTTGGATCAGCAGTATTAAAAAGACTTCCGGGTCTAGGTTTAATCGGCTTTTCAGATCAAATAGCTGATGCTATATTAGGTGATGACTTTCCAAAAGACTTTAAAGATACAGTATCAAGAGGTATTCAAGGTGCTGGATTCGGAATGCTTTTAGGAAAGAGATTTATTCCTATATTTGCCGCACTAGGTCTACTTGCAACTGAAGAAAACAAAGGTATACTAAAAGATATTGGCACAAACGTAAAAGAAAAATGGGATAAATTTGCCGAAAACCTTAAGCCGATATTAGGATTTTTACCAAGCTTTGATAATATAGTAAAGTTTATTGGAGGTAGCGTAACAAAAGGATTAACAGCAATTAAAGGATTTACTGAGTCAGGATTTGATAATGAAGAGTTTAAAAAGAATTGGGGATCAGCCATTGGCTTACTAGGATCAGTTGCGTTCTTGCTAATGCCTGGTAAATTTTTAAAAGCTCTTAAATTTTTAGCTAAGTTTGCATTGACTAAAAAAGGTTTAATATCTTTGATAGGTGCTGCTGCAGCTGGAAAAATAGGAATGGATCTATTTGGTGAAAACGGAACATTTGGTGGAGATACAGCATTAGCTTCTACAGCATTAGCTGCAGGTACTGGATATTTAGGATTTAAGGCTATTAAAGGTTTGACAAATAGAGGAGCTCCAACCGCAGATGATGACGCTGCGCGATCTAAACAAGCTAAAAGCCAACCTAATATAAAACGTTATGCTAAAGGCACAAAAATTAATGGCAAAAACGTAGGTGGCCAACTTTACAATGCTGATAAAACTCCAAAAGATATGGATATGTCTAAAAAATATCCTCGTATATTTAGTAAATCAGGAGTACTTAAATTTTTAAAAGGATTTGGCCCTCTTGCAGCATTAAGCGCAATATTTGCAATGAGTGAAGTACAAGACGTTTTAGCATCTAGTGCATCT